ATAGGTCTGTCACCCATAAGATCACGAACCTGTTGGCTGAGATCATTCCAGATACCCACCTTCTCTTTCTCAAACTCCTTACGTACTTCATCAAGCTTATCTAAGTCTACATTAAATCCACGCTGATATATCTTACACAAGCAGACAGCCACCATGTTGGTATGGGTAACAGTGTCCATGAGGTCTGCATCACCATTACTCAGCCTGTGATGTATCTTGTCAGCCAGATCATATGTAGCACGTAAGTCATGTAATAGATACTCTGATAACTCAGCATGTGGTATCTCAGCTACAGATACACCTCTCTTAAAGTAGTCCTTCATCGTGTCCTGCTTCTTGTTGGATAACATGTAGCGTTCAGCACATTGCTCCAACGACAGAGGTTGTTTCTGTCCACGCTGTAGCACATACTCACCAAGCATGGTGTCAAACACAATGCCCTCATACTTGAAGCCAGACTCCCACAACCATATAAGATCATGTGACACGTTGTGACACACAAGCACAGTAGTATTATCTAGTGCCTGTTGCACAATGCCATGACCATTGGGTGTGGGTGATTCATCAGCATGATCAAACGTGACCACTCTCTCCCAATTATCTGTCTTCATACCAACCATAACAAGACTGTTAGTCTCCTCGAAAGGATCTAAGTGCAACTTATCATTACGTTTTGTTACAGTATTCTCTACGTCTAGTATTAATCTCATTTGTCTTCCTTTAGTTGAACCAGTTCAGCTTCCTGATAGGGTATGTGAAAGAAATGCTCATACCTTCTAGCATTAGATAGATATATTTCTTGCACAGTTTCAGGTGTAAACTGATAATCTTTTATTCTCCATGCATACTCCATGTCACCTCTTATAACATAAAAATTAAAGAATGCATCTTTTTCATTCATCTCTTTAAACTTATTTAATAATTTAAATTTACGATAGGGAATCCTAATCTCTTTCCAAGATGGTAGCCAATCCCCAAACCATTGTCTCTTCATCTCAACCTCTGAGTAGTATGTATTACCATTCTTCTCACTCTTGATATCAAAAGAATAATCTTCTTCCGTAGATAAGATAGTGTGTCCGTTCCTAATTAAGTAACCTGACACTGCATCTTTAGCTACACCATCATTCTTGGCATACGAATAGGGTCTAAACTTCCTAGTGTATGCACCTTTAATAGGCTTAAATGTATTCATGCTGTGTACCTCGCTGTCTTGTAGTCTAGTTCACAGACAATCTTGCCATGCCAACCAGATAGTTTGTTCTTTACAACGTTGATATGTCTCTGAGGAGATTGTTCCTCTTCACCTTCAACGTCAGGGTTCTTGGCAAGTAGTAGCATAAGGTCAGCTTCTGCTGCCTTACCTGTTCTACTACCTTCCATCATGGCTTGGTTGAGTACAACCTTGCCCTCTGCTTCTGCAGATAGCTGTGACATGTAGAATATAGCACAGTTGTATTGCTTTGCAATCATTCTTGCATGTACAGCATTAGCCTTGAGTGCTTCATCTTGCCTAGCAAATCCTGCTGTCTTGGCAAACTTGTCACCCATGTCTAATATAACGACATCAGGTTTAAAAGACTTAGCAATGCTTTCAACCCATGCCATGTCTCGCCCTGTAGAATCATACAACTTAATGTTATCCTTCACGGCAGAGTATCTCTCGTGTGCAACCTTGGGATTATCTTTGATCTCGTATTGATTCATGTTAGAACTTGCAGTCAGGTAACGCATACCCACCCTATGCACTGACTCTTCGTTACATAACACAACACATCTAGCACCCTGTCTGGCAAAGCCATTGTCACCTGCAATCATAGATGCATGGAAAGATGTCTTACCTGTATTGGGTCTAGCTCCAACTTCGATCAAGTGTCCTTCATTTACACCTTCTATCTTACGTGTAAGACTAGGTATGTTGAATGCCCAACGTGCTTCCATTGCATTCTTTGCAAGCAAAGTTTCAATAGATATGTCAGCCCACTCTATGTTCATGGTAGGTATGAAGTCATCACCATACTGCTCTAGCAGATTGCGTAGAGGTTCAAGGCTAGACTGTGAACCATTCACATAATCAAAGCCAAGATTAGCTATCTCTTCACCCACCACCTGCTGAAACAGCTTGGACAATACCTCCTGTGCTACATCATTACCAAGAGGTGACTCCTTCTTGATACGTGTAAACAGATCACCATAGGCTTGCTTCTGTGCAGTGGTAAGTGTAGGATTGTTTGCCATGAACAAGACCTCAACCTCATCAGGTGTGACAGTCCTGTCATACTGTTGCATGGCATAATCTACAGAGTTTTTTATCTTTCGCATGTCTTTGGTAAATAGTTTATCAGGACAGCGAATACCTCTATGATCATCATAGAAGTCTTTATTCATCAGACTACGTATTAATGCTTGTTCCATTTAGTTCTTCTCCTATTGCTGTTAGTTTTTCAATGTCGTTAGGATGCTTGTATTTCAAATCATCGGTTAATCTAAGTACCTTTACTGTATCAACTACACTCCTGAGATCTTTACACATCTCTGTTGCCTTGGGTAGGGCATCAGGATCAAGAGCTACAATTGCTGAAGAGAACTGTGACAAGTACCTCTTGTGTATATCAGACAGTGATGTGCCTAACACAGCAACCCCAACATACACGTCACTGCCTACAACTACGGCACTGACACAGTCCTCAACAACTACAGCGACTTTACCACAACCAGATGTAAATGGCAAGCCACTATTCCCATATCTTTTCCATTTAGGCAAACTATTTCTAAGACTTCGCCCTATTGCATCAACTGTAATGCCATCATGCACAATGGGAAACACTGCACGATTGTCTTTTACATCATGGTGTAGTCCACCCATCAAGTCAAACCTTTCCATGAATCTTGTAATCTCACGCTGCCCCTTGTATGGCACGATATATTCTGGCATTACAAAATGTTCAGCCTGTTTCTCCTCTCTACGCAAAGTTCTCTTGATGTCCTCTACAGATAGATGCACAGGCTTAGATCCACTGATACTGCAAGAAGCTTTGTAACAATTCCACAGCACTCTGCCCATGTTGTTAGTGATGGTGAAGGTCTTGAACCCACCACACTCAGGACAGTTCATTCTTTTTGTTTCACCATTTAATATATCTATATCATTTATAGTGTTATATAAACTATGCATTATGTTTACTCCTTGTGTTGAGAGCATTCTTAGCACTCTCGTAAGTGTGTTTCATGTACGGCTTTACAGACTGTACATTTGTGTGACCTGTCACTGACATAAGTTGCCCCATTGGGACTCCACTGTCAATCATTTCTGTAACTCCTGTCCTTCTGAGATCCATAAGTCGGAGTTCATCAGGCAGGTTTAAATGCTTCATGACACGCTTTGCAATCTTTGATACACTTTCCAACCCATAGGGCTTGTACTCGCCCTGTATGGGGCTTACATTGGGAGCTACGTACTGTTGAAAGCCAAAGTCACCCTGCTGTTCATACAGCATGTCATACAAGCTGTCACTGATCGGCAGAAACACCTTTGATCTACGCTTGGACTGCTCTAGTGTGAGCATACCCTTGTCCATGTCAAGGTCATTCCAAGTGAGCAAACGCATGTCACCTATCCTCTGACACCACTCGTATGCCATCTGTACTATCAAACCAATGCTTCTGTACTCGTAGTTTGCATAAGCATAGTCAAGAAATTGACGCACATGTTCTTTTGCCCACACTACACGTCTAGGTTTGGTAGACTTACGTCTTATGTTAGAGAATGGATTGTGATTTCCATACTCCATCTCAGTCGCATAGTTGTAAATGCGTGATGCAATACTGCACACATGGTTTGCAAGTGACACACCACGTTTGACCCATAGTTCATAAGTTCTTTTAGCCAACCTACTAGATATAGTATGCCACTTTTTCTCACCTAAATCTAGGCAAAGTATCTTAATAAAGTAGATGTAATCAGCTTTAGTTGAGTCACGTAAAGCATTGAAATCATTAGACAAAAGATATATGTCACATAATTCTGACAGGGTAGTAGATCGTGTGACCACAGACTCTGTCAGCATTTCCTCACGATATTCATCTATCAATTTGTTTAATTCATCTGCAACTTTTTTTGCTTCATTAAAATTTTTACCAAGTTCTCTGCGACATACAACACCACTGTCAATAAGTTGACGAGGGGGACTGAACCTGAATGTCCGATCCCCCTTAGGTGTGTACCTCTTATACATGTAGCGAGGTAGCTTCATTAAGCAGCAACCAGTTCTTTGAACTGCTTTGATGATACCCACTTGGTAACTTCCTGCTCACGTCCCCACATGCTGATAGCATTGGTATCATTGCCTGTGTTACGTAGCTTGAAACCATTTCTCTCATCTGCATATGATGCATAGTTAGTGAACGCAGAGTACAAAGCAAAGGCATTGTGTCCTCTTGTTTGTACCTCTTGTGCATACAAGCCAAGCATCTTATCACCTTTCTTCTCAGAACCCATGAGAGAGTGAAGCATATCTCTCACTGAGTTATACTCAAGAGGTGTTCTTGCCCACTCCTGTAGCTGTTCAGCCTGTGAATAGAAGTCACTGTTAGCATCCTCTAGCTCCTTAATAAAGGCAGACATGCTGAAGTTAGTAGTGTTCTTTCTTCGCACCTTGTCATGCTCACCTCTGATCATACCATTTGTGCAGAAGAAATCTATTGCACCAAAGAATACTTGGTTAGAACACAAACCATCCACACCATGCAGAGCTATCACTCTTTGTGATATTTCTGTCTGTTGCTTATCAGTCGTGATTAATGCCTTAGTCGCAGGTAGGGTTGCGTCAAGCATAGCGAATGCACCATTACGTGCATTGTTCCACTTTACATTTGCACCTTCCATTGCTTCATCACCAAGCTGTTCAGACATAGTTCTGCACACTTTGTCAAAGAACTCTTTGTGTGTAACAGTGTTA